TTAGTAGTCTTAAATACTTGTTGTATTATTGCCCCGAAATGATTCTCTGGCTTAACTTTCGAATTGCCTGATCTCACAAAAACACAGCAAAAGTTGTAAGCCCTGACTGTTGATGAGTTGTAAGCCCTGACTGTCGATGAGTCATAAGCTCTGACTGTCGAGGAGTCGTAAGCTCTGACTGTCGATGAGTCGTAAGCCATGACTGTCGATGAGCCGCAAGCCCTGACAGTCGAGGAGTCGTGAGCCTCGACTGTCGATGAGTCGTAAGCCCTGACTGTCGATGAGTCGTGAGCCTCGACTGTCGATGAGCCGAAAGCCCTGACTGTTGATGAGCCGAAAGCCCTGACTGTCGATGAGCCGCAAGCCCTGACAGTCGATGAGTCGTGAGCCCTGACAGTCGATGAGTCGTGAGCCTCGACTGTCGATGAGTCGTGAGCCTCGACTGTCGATGAGTCGTGAACATAGACTGTCGATGAGTCGTAAGCCACGACTGTCGATGAGCCGAAAGCCCTGACTGTTGATGAGCCGAAAGCCCTGACTGTCGATGAGCCGAAAGCCCTGACTGTCGATGAGCCGCAAGCCCTGACAGTCGATGAGTCGTGAGCTTCGACTGTCGATGAGTCGTGAGCCTCGACTGTCGATTCTGCAAACACGTGGAACTTGGTTACCCCATCCGCTCTGAGTTCTATGTGGTTTGGTCTCTCCACTATTTCAAAGAGCTCAGCGTTTTCAATAGTTACTTGTAACTTTTCGTTTTTGTATTTCATCACTCACCTCTTTATACTATTGGGATAGTCCGTAGAGAATCCTTCAGCTTCTGTAGTCTGGAGATCTCCATGTCATAGAAACCTTGGATAAGCTCAAGGTCTTTGCGTAAGATGAATCTCTGTTCCCACTTAGTTCTTCCCATCTTATCCTGGGTTAAGAAGTAACCATAGGCATTGGGAACCTTGCAGGTCTCACACAGGTGATGACCTATGCAAGACCTGCCGGTATGACAACAAGGATCAACTATTACTGATGTCATCACAACGACCACTGTGAGAATCTATGATGCCCATGGTTCCCCGTGGATTCATGAACTTATGAGGGACTGCAGATACTAGTCGCTTCATAGGCTGTTCGCAGTGAGGGCACTGGGGTGTACCCCTCTCGTTTATCTTTTGAAAGAAGTCCTGTTCATATAGACAATCAGGGTTTGTACAACGGTATCCATAGGTAGGCATAATTAGTCAAGTATCTCCTTTGGGGTTGCGTACTTATCAGCAACTTCAACAATGGTTTTCACAGTTCTATTGATAGCACCTATGACCAAGAAGGGATCATCCTCACTATTGGATATTTTATTCACTTGGTTGCCATCTTTATCAAGCACCCTGTAGTCCAAAGTAAGTCCTTCCTCATTCATTGTTATCTCCAGGTTCAGTTGGAGACCTGTGTTCGTTGTTGCATTTAGTTTTAAACTTTTTGTTTTCATTCTTGGCCTCTTTTTCAAGTTGCTTCATTAGCCGTATGACGGCGGGTATGGTCTTCAGTTCTTGGGGTATCTCAAGCTGGTTACTCATGCCACCACTCCTCAGGTATAGACCTACCTATGTGGTAGGGGAACCCATGTTTCTTACACCAATCAGAATACAGGGTTTTGCTTCTCTTGTTTATTGGTTGGTCTCGCATGAAGACCATGCGGATGTCAGCCTCAGGGTTCGCCTGCTTCACCCGTTTCATCTTGGTTCTGTCTTCGGCATCGAAGTAACCCTTGGCCTCCACAAGGATACCATTAGGTAATCTGAAGTCTGGAATGTAATCCAGCATGTAGGTTAGGTGTCCATCCTTGGGTTCATACTCAAAGGGAAGCCCCCTGAACTCCATGTCAGAGGTCAGGGTAGCTTCAAAACCTGAGCGTTTACCTTTGGTTCGGCGCGCGCCTTTCCACCAGGTCTTACGCTTGGTTGCCATCTCAGTAATCTCCTCCATCAACCTGGGTTCCAGCAGTATCCACAGTGAATCCTCCCTCTATTGTGGAGAACCCTGAAGGATTCTCGCTATCCGTAGAGCCCCCAGTTCCCCTGACAATCTCAGTTACCTGCACCTTATTGAAATACAAGGCAAGACCAACTGTCTTCTGGTTGGCGGCGATGGATTTCTTAAGAGCCATGGCTACTCTACCTTTGGAGCCTCCCCAGATACCTGCACCTACTTCGTCAGGAATCACAGCACCTTTTGAATCATAGAGTTGGGGTTTGTGTTTGGTAGAAACTTTGACGCTGTAGGTTCCAGTGGGGTTACCCTCGGAATCTTCATCAGTCTTGATGATGTCCTTGGTTCTGTAGGCACTCTTGCCTTTGGTTATGGTGTCGAGAAGCTCTTTTGCTGAATCTTCATTTAGCTTCTTGAGTTCAGCGAGGAACTTCTTATGTTCGGGATTGTTCTTTGGATCGAACTGGAGAGTGACGCACCACTTGGGGTCGTACTTGGTATCTTGTTTAACCAAGTGTGGGTAGTTCAGGGTAGCGATAGGGGTAGTCACATAGATAAAGTCATTAGTGTTGTTAGCCATAGGTCTTAGTTACTCCTTGAGTTTGTTATCGTTGGTCTTATGCAAAAGCATAGACAGAGTTAAGAACATCCTGGTAATCAAGGTTACCAACCTGGGGTGGTGGGGGCAACTCCTTTCCATTGGTTTGAAGACGATAGTTATCCATGATTGCTTGAGTTATACTGAAGCCTTCATATAAGTTAACCAAAGTTTTTACTAAGGCGTTTCCAACATGGTCGACTTGAGGGGCAGGCAATCCGAAACTATCATGGATAGCGGCCATTGGGGTATCTTGGCCGAGGGTACGAATGATCTCCTTTATGAAGTAAGTCATGTGGGTTGCATCCATGGAATGAGTAACATTAGGGCTCATTGCGTTGCGGTTCCTTAGTGGATCTTGCCTGTCTGTGGGTTCATTGTAGTGGATAACCACAGTCTTCTGCTCAAGTTCCACCTTCTTACGCTTGAGTTTAGCCATGTCTTGGATAACTTCAAAGCCATCGGGTAGCTTCCAGCGTATCTTTATGTTCTCATTCATGTGGATATTAGCCACGGTATTGTACCACTGCATCAACTCTGCACACTTGTTCAAGAGTCCCATGATTGTCCGGTGATTTACATCCCGTAATTCACAGGCTCTAATCTTATCCTCCTTAGTTAACTTGAGGTCTGGGGAGTTTGCTAACATTTCCTCCTTGAGTTGTTCCCCCATGCCCCTACTGGTTACGTTATAAGGGGTCGTCATGACGTTTCTTTTGATTAGCTTACGTGTTACCTTGTCCTTCCAATAGGAATCCTCAGGAAGGGCGTTTGTGATCTCCTGTGCTGCCCTTGTATAAATGTCTGAGGGTTTATCACTTGGCACTAGGGAGACCAAGGCACCTACCTGTTCATCTTTGGTAGCCATAGCCAAGTGCTGTAATCCATTGCACTTGCCATCCCGGTTCACTGGAAGCTGGGTGTAGTCCTGCTGTCCTGTGACTAACTTACTATACTCAAGGCACCAAGATAGAAATAACCACGGCTTGTCAGCCTCAGTCCACCACTGGTTGTCGAAAGGACTGAGGGCACACTTCATAATGTTATCGTGGTTCTGTCTGGTGAATGCCACGCGTTCATCAAAGGATACTTTGTCATGTCCCATTAGGTTAGCGCCTTGGATAAGATACCAACGCCAGGCACCAGTATCCTTTGGGGTCATTGGAGTTCGCTTGTGAAATCTCAGGAGAGCACGAGATCTCTCGTCACCCTGAGGGGTGAGGGTATGAGGTATCGGGTAGTATCTGCCTCGGTAATCCATGTGCCATGGAAACCAGATGGCAGGAAAGGTAGAAAACCTCCGGGCTATACTTAGTAGCCTGAGGAAAGCCATTCGTTGTCCCACTAGGCGGGAGCTGTAGAACTCATTGTATATCTTAGCGCACTCCTTTTCCCATTCATGGATAACCTCTGGTCTTTCCTGTTTGAGGATTGCCTTGGTTTTTCTGTCAGGCCAGGGTCTGGGTGGTATCTGAACACCAAGGTCGCTGAGTGGGACACTCTTGTGATTGTTCTTATAGGCTGTATCCATGAGTTTAAGTATCTCAATATTTATTTCCCAAGGTATAGAGCCCAAGTAATTGAGTACCGGTAACCTGGCACTTATGGCACCCGAGTTCCACAGTTCTTCAGTTACCTTCCTGTTCTGTATGATTACACGGCAGGGTATACGGTAGTATCCGCCGTCATCCCAACTAACCCAAGGTCTCGGCGGGACTACCATGGGTAAGACAAGGGGGTGCATAGAAGACAACTTGTCTATTGAAGTTAAGACATGATTTAAAACCTCAGGTGAGGGATACAAGGCATGGATACCATGACCTCCAGGTATTTTCTTAGGCAGTATCTCAAAGAGGCCTGTGGATTCCACAGCCAACTTCAGCATGTGGTAACCCACAGTTCCCTTATCGGCTGTGGAAGCCTCAACGTCTATATGACCTGTGGCTTCCTTCCACCACCTTAAGGTTCTATCCTTATACCTCCGACTCTTGGTCTTAAGGAACTCCATCATGTGGTCAAAGCCCTTGTCGTGGGTCTTACGGAAGACCACATAATTTAGGTGTGACAAAGCCAAGCCCCCTAGTTTGATAGACAATGAGCTTACGCAGTTACTATAAGGGGACTTATGGAATCCTGGGGGAGCACTGAAGGCCACGTCCATTAGGAACTTCAGAGTTAGAGTAGCTAATTCTAAGGAAGGAACACACATAAAGACACCCTGGTGTAATTTATTTTTAAAGGTGTGATTCTCTAGGAATCCTTGGATACCTTGAACTAGGTCACCCAAGGATTTCCCCAGTATATAAGCACCTGGACTTGTATCACTGAAAGGCATCTTACTGAAGTTATTGTGGAAGACTGTGGTGCCCTCAGATATCCACAGCTCTTCTAGTTTAATCTGAGTTTCAATATCCATCTTAGGTCTCCTTTAGTTTAACTTAAGTTATAGCCTTAGATTGTTATTTTCTAAGGAGTAAACTTTAGATAACCTATGTCCGGGGATTACCCACGGATAATAACCTTGGTCTTAATGGTCGACTTCGTGGTCTGTGGTATCGTCACCTCCGTTTAAAATATTGAGGATATCATTCACCAGCTCCACCTCAAGGAACTCAGGATACTCTGAGTTCCAGTCGTCATCCCATAGTAGCTGAGTCTCTACGTTGAATAACAACTTGTCTACCTCGGATCTCATGTGAGATGCTAGTTCGTTAAACTGGTTGAAACCCTCAGCTCTTTTTCTCTTGGTGGTGTGGAGAAACTTAGGTTCCATACCCCTAGCCCACTTCAGACACATGTTAACCAAGGCCTGTGGTTTATCGTAGGCCATCTTAGTTAAATACTTAGTTATTTTTTCCTCATCAATACGAGGAGGAACTATCTGTTCCTGTAACTGAGGGAGTATCTCATTGAGGGTTTCCTGAGCTACTACCTTAAGACGTTTCATGATGTGGTTGGTCTGGGTCACTGTAAGTTTCATACTTTGTTCCTTCCATAGAGACACCATCCACAGATGTCCCCGAACAGGTGTGCCCCACACAAGGGGCACGGGTTACTGGGTTTTTCTCCTCCACAACGTTCACAAGATTTACCCTTGTGAACCTGTAGCCCACACTGTGGGCACTCCCCTTCCTTATGAGAGGAAGGGGTTGTTACATAACAGTGGAATACTTCCTCCTTCTGTTTCTTTTTCTTTATAGATTTTTTCACCACGTGCATAAGCCTCCAGTTCCTCGGTTAACCCCATGTCTGATAAAAACATGTAGACAAGGTAGGGATCATCAAAGCATATGTCTTCAGCGTTCCAGTCTTTATGGAATGCTTTAGGATCTCGAACAGTGGGTAGATCCTCCCACTGTATGGTTACAAGGCGGGCTATTAACTGCCTCATATATTCTGTATCCAGTGTCTCGTGTCTTGTGTGGGCAGCCTTATACCCCACTGAGATATTTGTGCACTCTGGAACATGGGAGGCATACTCATTACTATCTGTGTAGGAACCCCAAGGACTAGGCGCATGGTTCATACAGAGTGCGACAGCCAGGGCTTGAGCAAACGTATCGCTGGCTGTTATACCAAAAGACTGTTCAGTTATGATATCCGTGGTGCCTTTTCTATCGAAGGACACCACACGATTGATACCCTCCGTGATGGCAGGGAACTGTTTAAGTAAGCGTTTGGTTCCGAGGCACCCAGTTTCTTCCTCAGCTGTCCAGAGGTAGATACCAGGGACGCCTGCCTCATATAAACAGGCGAGGATCTCACAGCCAGCTCCATCGTCTGCCCCTAGACAACGTGCGCCACTCTTGTCGTCTTTGGATAATCCAAGAAGCGTCTTCTCCTTGTTCTTCCAAGCCAGGTGTTTATCCTGGTAACAGTCCATCGGATCAACAGTATCATAGTGGGCTATAAAGATCGTGGTAGCTCCTTCGCCTACCACGGCCATGAAGTTACCTGCAATACAGGTAGTGGGTATGTCTTTGAGGAACTGCCGGATGGCAACCTCAGCAATCTGAGGGTTGCCACGGGGTTTAGACAGTAAGGTAAGTAACCTTTTAAGATTCATTAGCAGCCTCCTTGTGGGCACATCTTCTACATAAGTTATCTTCGTTGAGGGAGTTTTGGTCTTCTACTTCACCACAACTAGAGCAGTGACAGTATGATAGTTCAAAGCAGTGTTCACATACGCGGTCGCCATAGTCATTGGTGTAGTATTCCTCGGTGAGTCTGTAAGGTTCATTACAGTCAAAGCATACATAGAATCTATCCTCAAAGCAGGAGGGACAATAACTATTATTATCAGTCCCCTGCATGATATCCTCATTATGGATGGCATCACCACAGGCATCACACTGTGTGTAAAGTTCATCAAAACAGTATCGACATAAAGGCTGTCCATCTGGAGCGAAGTAGGTATTATCTGTGCAGATGTATTCATTGCAGCCACTACAAATGTTGTAGTTTCTGTCAAAACAATCCTCACAATACCAGTTACCGTTCACTTCTCGTGCATCATCTTCATCAATTCTGTCATTACAACTACAGCATATAACCTCCCTCCTAAGGAGGTTCTGTACTGGTGGATTGTGTTTGTCCCATAAGGCATAACTGTCATCGTTAGTGCATATCCCATCAGCAGTAACGAAATTGTAGTCCCCATCCAAGTAAGGGGCTACCACCTGCTCATCATCATACCACTGGAGGTTCAGTTGAACTCCATCAAGAGTATCACATGCTCTCTTGAAACCTTGTAATTCCAACTGTTGAAGTAGGTAGTCAGCCTGTTGGTCAGCATAGTTTTGGTCGAAGCCTTTTGGTGCTGAGGAATAGACACGGTGGATTGCCTTACTCTCAAGGTTCACCAAAGTTCTTGCAGTGGTGAATCCTTGTTTATCCTCCAACCAGGCAAGGCCTAGCTGAGGGACGCAGTAGGAATACACAGGGTGTTTGAATGCACATCCCTCTACCCCGATGCTTCCTCTGCATGTTGTCCATTTGTATTTCCTCATACAGGAGCCATCGACAGATGGGTATGAAGCTTCCATACCCTCTTCGTTTACATTGGTGTAGACTCTTGAGAATACCTCATAGGCATCTTCATCACCACCGTTCTTGAGGTGAAACTTGAGGCTTCCAAACTTTATGGCCAAATCTCCTGTGATTACACAGTAGACTTGTTTTAACCACTCATCTGTGGGGGTGAAGTCCATGTATTTCTGAGCAAAATAGGTTAGACTACAGGTCATCCGGGGCTTCCCTGTGACCAGCCTGTATGGACAGACGTGATAAGCCACCCTAATCGACTGCCATGGGGTAGCCTTGGGATTTTTCTTATCAACATAGATCTCCATTGTTTTTATGAGAAGATGCCTTGTGACCTCGGAGAGAGTATTTAAGTATGCCCCCACTAATTTTTCATACATAGAGAACCAGTTGTCACCATACCCACAAATTTCTATATAAGGAACTCTTGTGGGTATAGGTATCCTTTCCATGTAATTTTGGAAGGCATCCACCAGGTAACTAGGGAATCCCACTAGAACGTGAGGTCTCATGCCCTCTTCTTGAACCTGTGGTTTATCCGGCCACACTAGGTTTATAATTGGTGTTCGATCGAACACCCAGGGGATGTTGTTATACAACGGAGTATTTTTATAGTTATTCATATATGGTTCTCCTTCTGTTAGATAAGGGTAAAGATTGAGGTGCCGTGGAGTCGAACCACCGATGCACACCATAGGTGGGCACCTCAGGTAACTGATGTTAGACGATGGGTATGACCTCAAGGGTCATACCTTGGAGCACCCAGTTATACTGGGTTCCCCGAGATTTGAAGGTGCCCATGGTGATACCATCACGGAGCTGATGGGTCACCCGATTACTGATGCGGATTCCGTAGAGGTTCGTGAGAACCTCGGTGATAGTCATCAGGTATTCTTTCATGGTTTCACCTCATGCACGTAGTCATTGAGGAACATGTGTCCCTCTGGTAGCATCATAGTATCTGAGGCCAAGCCCAACATGTAGGCCTGATCCTCAGTCTCAGCCAGTATCTCCATGCTCTTGAACCCAACGAGCTTGGGGTTGTCGATAGGTGCTGTAGCCATGACGTAGACATAGTGTCGTAGTGTCGGGGTGTTGAGGTCGGTGGGTGATCCGAGGTATATCATAGTGATACCCCCCGTCTCCAGTCGGAGAACGCCTGGCGATACAGAGGGTCAGCCACTAGGCCAGGTCTCCCTAGCATACGGGCGGTGGCTGATAGCCTGTCCTGAGGGTGAAG